CGGTCAGCCCCGAAGTTTTCTTCACGGACCCCTACTTCATGGGCGACACCGTGAAGCTGTGGCCCAAGCTGAAAATCGAAATCATCAAGGCTTGCTCCGGCAACTATGTGGAAGCGGTGCTGACCGGGGCCATCGGCACGGGCAAGACTACCGCCGCCCTCTGCATCATGGCCTATTATCTCTACCTAGTGATGAACTTGCGTTCACCGCACGACGAGTTCGATTTGGACCAGAACTCAGAGATTGCATTCGTGATGCAGTCGGTTACCGGCGGCACGGCCTACACCGTGGATTATATGCGCTTTCGGAGGATGCTTGAGAACTCGCCATGGTTCCAGATCAACGCCCCGCACGACGCCGAGAAGAAGGCCACCATCCAGTTCAAGAACAGCACCGTGTTCGTGCAACCCCTGCCCGGCACCGAGACCGCCGCCATCGGTGAGAACGTGTTCGGGGGCCTGATTGACGAGGTGAACCACATGAAGGTGGTCCAGCAATCGGCCAAGCGTCAGAGGGGTGAGGCCCACGACCAGATGCTGGAAAACTACCGGGCCATCAGCCGCCGCCGGGAGAGCCGCTTCCAGCGTATCGGCAAGGTGCCGGGGATGCTGTGCCTCGTCGGCTCTGCCAACTATGCCGGGCAGTTCACCGACCGCAAGACCAAGGAACGCGACCGCCAGCTTGAGCGCGACGGGGACACCACGATCTATGTCTACGACAAGCGCCCGTGGGAGGTTCAGCCTGACGACCGCTTTTCCCCTGAACGCTTCCGGGTGTTCCTTGGCGACGGCACCCGCCGCCCTCGCGTCATGCCTGACCACGAGAAGGTCCACCCCGGAGACGCCCCGTTCATCATGGAAGTGCCGGTGGACTATCGGAACGCCTTTGACAGCGACCTGCCCGGCGCGGTGAAGGACATCGCTGGCGTGGCCCTGCACGGGTTCTCGAACTTCATCCCCAACTTCGCCGCCATCAAGGCCGCGTTCGGCAAGCGTCAGAACATTTTCAATCCAGACTGGTGCGACTTCGCCACCCAAGGGGCGCGCATCATCAAGCACGGCATCACGGACCCGGACGTGGACCGCTACCTGCACGTGGACCTCGCCCTGTCCATGGACAACGCGGCGGTCACCATGGCGCACTGCCCCGGCTTCAAGGTCATAGACCGGGGCGGCGGGATGAAGGACACCCTGCCCCGCATCCGCGTGGACGGGATGCTCAGTATCCGGCCCACCGGAGGAAGCCAAATCCCGATCCACAAGATCAAGAAGCTGGTGTTCGTCCTGCGAGACATGGGCTACAAAATCAAATGGGTGTCCTTGGACGGCTTTCAATCCGCCGACTTCATTCAGACCATGCGCCGGAGCCAGATCACGTCTGGCATCCTGTCACTGGACCGCACGCCTGAACCCTACATGCTCACCAAGCAACTGATCCTTGACGGGCTGGTGGAGGGGCCGGATAGCGAACTGGCGTGCACCGAATTGAAAGACCTCGTTTGGATTTCACAGAAGCAAAAGGTGGATCACCCGACCGAGAGTTCCAAGGACTTGGCCGACACAATAGCGGGGTGCTGCTACGGGCTGGCGACCAAGCGCGCGGTCTGGGTCAAGTGGGGGGTGGACCCTCGGCAATCCAGCTTGATGCTGAAACAGGGGAAAGACGAATGACACGGAAACTGGCGGTGGTCACCACCTTCTCAGCGGCGGGCTTCGATCAATACGCACACCGCATGATCGACACATGGCTCAAGCACTGGCCTTCGGACGTGACGCTGTTCGTCTACCCTGACCAGCCGGTGCCCCTACCCGAACGCCCCAACCTCCGCGTCATGGCAGGGGCGCAACCCCAGAAGGCCAAGTTCATCAAGCGATGGAAGGACAAGCCGGAGTGCACGGGCACGCCGGGGGGCAAGCCCTATGACTACCGCTTCGATGCCATCAAGTTCTGCCACAAGCCGTTCTGTCTCTGGGACTTCGCAACGCGCAACGACCATCTGCCCCAACCCTATGAGGGCGTGATCTGGCTCGACGCCGATACCATCACCCACCGCAAGGTGGATCAGCGCGCCCTTCTCGAAATCGCCCCGCCTCAGTTCGACATGCAGTCCCTCGGACGGTCCTACAAATACACCGAGTGCGGTTACCTATGGTTCTGTCTAAGGCCGGAGAGCAAGGGCCGCGCGGTGCTGGAAGAATGGGTCAGGCTCTACACCAGCGGGGACTTCCGAAAACAGCGAGAGTGGCACGACAGCTACCTGTTCGACATGGCGCGGCCCAAGGTGGCCGGGGGCCGGATGAACAACCTGACAGGGCACATCCCGCGCCGGTCCGGGGGAGGCCATCCGTTTGTCAACTGCTTCCTTGGGGAGTATATGGATCATCACAAGGGGCCGCGAAAGATCACCGGCAAGCCCCGCAAGAACGACCTTTTCGCTGACCACGCCGCCCCCTACTGGAAGGACCACCCCCATGCAAAAACCAAGTGAACTCGCCCCCATAGAAGGCCCCAAGCCCAAGCGTGCGCCGCGCTGGCGCGAACTGTCCGACGAGGAACAGTGGGATCAGATTTACAAGGGTCGGCAACAGAAAGAGGCTGTCCGGGTGAAGAACCCCGCTCAAGCCGCCGCGCTGGCTCTGCCCTCCTACTGCCTCCACATGGCGATTGACGACTGTCACCAGACCTTTCAGGCCACCATCCGGGGGGACGTGCACACCGCGATCCTGACCAGCATGGCCCGCGTCTCTGCCATGCTACCCGAGCGCAAGCGTGAGACCATGCTGAACCGTATGCACGCCGCCTATGGCAAGATCAAAAGCGCCGGGTTCTACCTGAACAACCGGGAGTTCCTGTATGTCAACGCCTGCGCTCTGGTGAAGCTGGTGGACGACTACCGCTTCCCCCCGGACGCGCCCGTGGTGCCCGCCGCCATCCTGCTCAAAGAGGACGCGGAGACGGATGAGGTCGGGGACTGGAACCTTGACGTGAAGCACGCCGTCCGCATGACCGGCCTGTGCTATGACCAATATCTGGCCACCGAACTGTATCGCTATCCCGAGAGCAAAATAGACGGTTGACAAACGGGGCGCGGGGTGGGAGTATCCCCAAGACCACAACCTTGGAGACCACCCCGATGCCTAGCTATTTTGCCAACACCGGCGCGAACGCTCAACCTGACAACGCCCTCCATGGCGGCAAAGGTGCTGGCCTTCTGGGCATGGCACAAGCGGGCCTCCCGGTGCCCGAGGCGCTGATCCTGACCACTGAGTGCTGGAAAACCTACCGTGAGACCAGCGTGCTTCCGGTGGCCGTGGATCAAGCAATCATGGCCCACCTTGACGCCTACCCGGACAGCATGTTCAGCGTGCGCTCCGGTGCCCCTATCTCCATGCCCGGCATGATGGACACCGTTCTGAACGTGGGCGTCACCCCCGAACTTGACGATATGTTCCCCGGCGCTACCCGGCGCTACGTCACGTCATGGCTGGGCATCGTGCACGGCGTCCCGAAGGACCGCACCGCCGAACTGTGCGATCTGGTGAACGCACGTTCACAAGGTCACTCCGGCAAGTTCCGCAAGCTGCTCACCGGCGTGGTTCAGGCCAGCGAACAGGTGGCCATTCCGCAGAGCCGCTTTGATCAGGTGGCCGCGTGTGTCAAGGCGGTGTTCGATAGCTGGGACACACCCCGCGCCGTGGCCTATCGCAAGATGCACAATATCGACGGAGACATGGGAACCGGATGCGTGATCCAGCGCATGGTCATGGGCACGGCGGGGGGCTTCTCCGGCTCCGGCGTCATGTTCAGCCGCGACCCGGCCACCGGCGAGGCCAAGATGCGCGGCGAGTTCGCGGTGCAGGCGCAAGGCGAGGAAGTGGTTTCCGGCGAAATCACCCCGGACCCGATCAGCGAACTGCCCCTGAACGTGCAAGACGAACTGGCGCAACTCTGCTCCAAGCTGGAAGGCACCTACGGCGATGTTCAGGACATCGAGTTCACCTACGAAAAGGGCGAACTATACGTGCTGCAAACCCGCACGGCGAAGATGAGCGCCCGCGCCCGCATCGTCACGGCCTGCGCTCTTGCCAAGGAACTGCATCAGGGATTGCCGGTGTCTCAACTGGCCTACCTGAAAGAGCGCGTGACGCGGGGCATGATCGCCAAGTGTCAGGTGCCGGTGGTTCACACTGAGCAGGCCCCGATCAGCACCGGGCTGGCGGCATCGCCCGGCGCGGTATCCGGCAAGGTGGTGTTCCGGGCCACCCCGCTCCACAAGGTGGACAAGGACTGCATTCTGGTGGCCGTGGACACGCAACCCGAGGACTTCCCCATCATGGCCAAGGCCGGGGCAATCTGGACCGCCGCCGGGGGCTTCACGTGCCACTCCGCCGTGGTAGCCCGTGGCATCGGGGTTCCCGCCGTGGTGGGATGCGGTGGCATGGCCCCGGCCATCCACCAGAAAGGGTTCGAGGTTTCCGGCCTTGCCGCCTTGATCAAGGAAGGCATGACCGTCACGCTGGACGGCACGTCCGGGCAGGTATGGCTTGGGGAGTGCAAGGTCGAGCAGGCCGCGCCCCCGCGCGAGATTTACAGCCTCCTGCACGAGATTGTCCAAGGTCAAGGCGTGGACGTTCCGGCGGAGACCTACTATCGGGATTGCGGGCTTGGCGAGCATGTCGTCCTGCCCTTGAACCCCATGGACTTGCCCGGCGTCGAGCGCCAGCTTGCCCGCGCCGAGCGCCTTATGCTCAAGGGCAAGACGGTGGCGCTGGCCTTTGAACTGGAAGGCTTGGGGGAGGATATGTTCTCCCCGACACCCGCCAGCCTGTTCGGTTCCTTGGCGGAACACTACGGCCCGGACATGGAAGATATGACGGTCCTCTATGGCGTGCCGAAGGAAATGCACGAGGCAGTCGCCACCGGCCTGAAAGTGAAAATGAACACCAGCAAGATCAGCGTGCTGGACTTGCTTGACCTGCTGGGGGACTGAGGCGATGCTGCACCATGTTTGTAATAACCGCATACGAGGGCCAAAGCATCAAGGTGGGCGACCGCTTGCTGACGGTCGGCACGCTACGAGCGCCCGGCGTGGTGCAGGTTTCGGTGGATCAGGAACCCGAGCCTTTCGTCGTGAGTGCCGACCGCAAGGTAGAAGTGTTCCCGAACGTGTTCGTTTCCATGGAGCGGAACAAGGTAATGTCCAACCGGGTGAAGTTCCTGTTCGACGCGCCGCGTGCGGTGCGCATCCGGGAACAGCCCTATGACCCTTCCTCATGAGATAACGGTCAGCCGCAACGCCATCCTGCAAGGCCGGTCCTGTGGCCTATATGGTGACACCGAGGCCCGCGTCCGGGGGCTGGCCATCAATGCCATGCCGATACAGCACCCGGCGGGCAATCGAGCCTATGGCCCCTTCGTGCTTCATATCCGGGGCGGACAGGTGGTGTCTGTGGTCATGGTGGGTCCACGCCCCACGGACACCAGACCCGTCACTGAGTGCCGTCTCTGTGGCGGCATGATGGTGCGCCGCATACAGGCCACCATCGACGGGCACCGGGGCACCTGCTCCCGCCCCTGCCCCCGAGCCTTTGATCCTACGCAACCCCTATGTGACACCACGACTGATCGGAGAGACTGACATGACTACCAAGACCCTCCCCATCTTCCTGCCCGGCGACCAGATCGCCTACATCATGGCCGGGCCTACCCGCGAACTTCCCGACGACCGGCTTCTGGTCCGGTGCGCGGAGGAAATCCCGGCGGACCCCAGCCGGGTGGCCGTGGACATCGGGACCAAGGACTTCCAGCCCTTCGACCCGGACAAGCTGACGGCGGGACTGCCGACTATCATCCGGCTGCTGAAAGAGGATTATCGGCTTTACGTGGGCTGCATGGGCGGCACCGGGCGGACGGGAACCCTGCTCGCCATCCTTGCCGGGCAACACCCCGGCATGAACGGCCCGGACGCCATCAAGTATATCCGGGCCATCTACAAGTCGGGCGCGGTCGAGACCGCCGAACAGAAAGAGCAAGTGGCCGAGTTCTCCATGACCGAGGAAGTGCGCAACCTAGTGGAAACGGGCCTGCATCTGGACCCGGTGCCCGAGCGCCCCGGCTTCATGGAGCGCATCGGCATGGGCTGGCTCAAGCGCCTGTTGAAAGCCGGTTGACAAACGCGGGGCAGGCGTGTAGTCTGCCCCTATCACCGCCTTAACCTTGGAGACACCCATGCCTACCCTAGACTATTTCAAGACCCACCCCTTGCGCGTTGCAAAGAACCAGCGGGCCTTGCCCATCAAGGATGTGCGCCACGCTGAGACCACCAGCATTCATCCCGACGACATGCACCCCACGATGGGCGCGTTCATCCACTATGGCGGCGTCGAACTGGCGGACATGCTCACCATCACGGCCCCTACCCTGACCCCGGAGAAGCTGGCTCACCTGTCGTCGCTCTGGTATCAATCGTGCGGCGTGGTCTGCAAGCAACTGATCTTCTACACGTGGCAGATCATCACTAAGGAATTGCGCCATGGGTCCAGCACCATGACGAACAAGGCGTTCGCTGGCACCAACATCGACCCCGAGATACTGGCGGCGGTCAAGGCCATCACCAGCGGCGGGTCATACATGAAGCACGTGGACAACATCGGACACAAGCCGGTCGGGGCCTATGTGGACGCGGTGGAACGCCACTATCGACACGGCGGCTGGTATGGCGCGTTCGGCGGCAAGAAGTGGGCCGACATCGCTCTGGTGATCAAGCAATACATCGACGGAGACACCAGCGCGATGCTCGCGGCGGACCGGGCGTGGACCCTTGTGCACAATACCGGGCCGATCTTTAACAAGGGCTTTTATTTCAAATATCACGACAGCAATCTTGCGAACACCCTGAACGCGCAAGCCAAGTCCAGCGTGTTTGACTTGGCCACTACGATCTACTCGGACAGCGACTATCAGCACCCGGTCCTGCCCATCTTCGTGGAGTTTGTCTCCGAGGCCGTGGCCGCAATCCAGACCGTGAACCCGGACTACAAGCCGGGCGCGGGCGGGGGCGTGACCAGTGACGGGCAGAAGGGTCTGGCTTCGGCGGTGAAGGGGTCCAAGAAGGGCGGCGTCACCAGCAAGACTTTGGGGCCTATAACATTCACCACCAGCACACAGAGGGCAGAGACATGACCACGAAACGAACCCAAGACGGACGCCGCAAGAGCGGCACAATGCACGGCAACGGGGCCATCACCATTGACGGAGGATACTACGACATGGGCGGATACGGAGAACCCAGACAGCGTTCGTTCAACTCCGGCGCGTGCCACATGGACCACCCCGCCCTGTCGCTTGGCGGAGGCACCCTCTTGGGCGGCAACTGCCGGGACCACCAGCGGCACGAGAACGTCCACGTCTACGTCGCGCTGGACGGCTCCATGAAGCATCCCTACTTCGAGGAAGGCACGGACTTCCACACCACCCCCGTGTCAATCTTCTACCCTATCGAAAACATGCGCATCCCGGCCAACCCGGAGAAGTTCAAGTCCCTGATCACCTACATCACCGGGGCGCTGTCAGATGGCTGCACGGTGCACGTGGGCTGCATCGGGGGGCATGGGCGCACGGGGATGGTTCTTGCCGCTGTCGTGGCCGCTCTGGGCGTCTCTGACGATGCCATCGGGTGGACGCGGGAGCATTACTGCAAGAAGGCGGTCGAGAACAAGGCACAGGAGGGTTTCCTTGTGACGCACTTCGGGTGCAAGATGCCGCCTGACAAATACGCGAGCAAAGCGGTTGATAAACGCGGCGCGGGCTTTTAGTCTGGCAGGACACCAACCTTGGAGACCCTGATATGCCCGTGAAATTCAGCCCGGCCTTTACCGACAACCCCGGCCCTCTTATCAAACTACAAAATCAGGTGAGGGCCGCGCTGTCCTTGCCCGAGGATACCAAGGTCTTTGTCTCCATGACGGAGACCTACATACGCCACAAGGACATCGAGTGCACCATCCCGGTGGGCATCCCCGGCATCAAGAAGGGGTTCAAGTTCGACACCACCCGTGACGCCATCATCGAACTGTTCGCGGGCGTGGTGACGGCCACCACCCAAGGCGAGAAGTATGTAGCGCAAGCGGGGGGCATGAAGGAGGTCAAGGCGCTGGCTCCGGCCCCGGTGGCACCCTATGACGACATGCAGGATGAGGAATGGGTGCAGGCGGTGGCTCAGAAGCTATTCCCCGGCGTGCTGCACCTGCACCAGTCCGACGCCATGCACCAGCCGGTTCTTGGCACGGGGAGCGGTTCGATCTACAAGACCTGCTTCATCGGGCCGGAACTCAAGGTGGCCGCGCGCATCAAGGGCAATCAGGTTTCCTTCCGGGTAACCACGAACACGAACGTGGCACCCCAAGGCCAAGCGTTGGCGATATTCGAGCGGCTGGGGGTGGTGAACAAGTATGACGACCGCCTGACTTGCCACGCTCATATGAGCGGGCCATACAGTAGCGAGACCGCCGGAGAATACCGCGCCCTGTTCGGGGCCTTCTATGCGGCGCTGCGTCCTTGGATCACATCCGGGTTCCCGGCCATAGGCAAGCTGACCGAGGGGGTCAAATGAAGGGACGACCATGCGGCTGATCATAAGCGAAGCTGACGAACTTGATGTCCAGAGCGCCCTCTCGCACCTGAAAGTGCAAGAGGGCGTCAGCGTCAAGATCAACCCGCAATGGCTACAGCCTGACCCGGACGAACCGCTCTGGATTGCGTGCGGTGGCCCGGCGGTCAAGATGGTGCAGGCGGCGGGGTGGATACCGAAGAAGGGCGGCGTCGAGGCCAACCGGGGCAAGCTGTTTCAGAACATCCAACCGGACGGCTGGTCCAGCCCCCTCAGTCTGGGCATCACCTACGCCCCGCAAGTGAGGAATATAGAGATTGCCGATTGGGTCAAGTTAGAGACGGACCTTGGCATCTACCGGCGGTTCGAGAAAACCGGCTCCATGGACGCCATTCTGGGCAACTATCAATACGTGCCCGACCTGTCCGGGGTCATTGCCTACCTGAAAGCAAAGCACGCCCTGACGGGCCTTCCTGTGGAGTTGTCGCTGGACACCGAGACGGAAGGGCTGGACCCCTACAACCCGGCGAAGCAGATCGTGTGTCTGCAAGCGACGGCCAAGCCCGGCATCACGGATGTGATCTACACGCTGGGGATGTCGTGGGCACATATTCAGAAGCACCTGCTGCCTCAACTTGAGTGGATAGCGGCGCAACCGTGGATCAGGCTGGTGGGCGCGAACTTCAAGTATGACATGGGCTGGGTCCGGGAGAAGTGGGGCATCGACCTGTGCCCGCGCTTTGCCTTTGACACGTGCAACGGCGGATCGCTGGTGGACGAAAATCGACCTAACACGCTGGAATTGCACACCAAGATATACGCCCCTGACTTGGGGGGCTACGACACCCTGTTCAACGCCTCCCATGACAAGAGCAAGATGGGGGAAGTCCCCAAGGCGGACCTACTACCCTACGCCGGGGGTGACACCGATGCGTGTCTGAGGAACTACGGAGAAATCCGCAAGGAACTCCTGTCCGACAACCTCACCAAGAACGGCAAGCCTGCCAAGAACAGCTTGGCCTCGGTCTACCTGAACATCGTGCACCCCACGCTCAAGGCGCTGCACAAGATGGAGCGGACAGGCGTATGCGTGGACACGGACAAGTTCCATGCGTTCGGCGCGGACCTTGAAGGCCGGATGATAGAGGCCACCAAGAAGGCGGTGAACACCCTGCCAAAGTGGGTGCTGGACAAGGCCGGGGGTCTTGACGAACACGGCGGCGCTCCCCTGTCCAAGCCCAAGATGATCGCGGACTTCCTGTTCTCCCCCCAAGGGCTGAACCTCAAGCCGGTCATGACCACGGAAAAGACGGGGGCACCCTCCACGTCAGAACAGCACCTTGCGCACTTCAAGGACCACCCGGACGCCGGGCCGCTGATCGAACATTATCTGGACTACAAGTCCACGTCCAAGATGCACGGCACCTATTACAAGGGCTTCCTCAATCACCTGCGAGCGGACAACCGCTGGCACGCCTCCTACATCATCCACAAGCAAGGCTCCGGTAAGAACAACGAGCAGGAGGCGGCGGGCACGGTCTGTGTCACGGCTGACACGCTGTTCACTACAACAAAGGGGGTTATACCCTATACAGCCCTTAAAAAGGGGGATGAAGTCCTTACGCATCTGGGCAAGACGAAACCCATAACCGATCTTATAGACAATGGCACACGCTCCGTTGTCAGGGTATCAACTGCGGATGGGAACTCTCTTACCTGCACAGAAAACCATCCCTTTCTAACACAGTCCGGGTGGGTAAACGCTTCGGACCTAGTGATAGAACAGGTTGTGTTCTCTTTGTCTGGGGCCGAAGAATGGCGGAAGGTTCCAGATTGGCCTTTGCAAGTTTCATCGTGGGGCCGGGTAACCTCCCATACTGGAACGATCCTTGCTCAAGCACCTAAAGGGCGGTGGGGACATTTGAAGGTATCCTGTTGCCGGGATAAAAAATGGGTTCGTGGGGAACATTACAAAGACTTCCCTGTGCATAGGCTGGTGGCCTCTGTTTTCGTGGATAACCCGGAGAATTTGCCTCAAGTCAGGCATCTTAATGGGCTGGCATGGGATAACAGGGCGGACAATCTTGTATGGGGGACCGACCAACATAACCGCAACGACATGAAGAACCACGGCACTGGCCGAGGCACCAAGTCAAATCAGAAACTCACAGAACAGCAAATCGGTTTTATAACAAAAGACCCCCGCACTCACACTTCCATAGCAAAAGAGTATGGGGTAACCCGCCGCCTTGTGGGCATGGTGAAGTCTGGTGAGCGTCGTAGTTATCAACCCACTACGCCTCCAAAAGCAACCTTTGCCCCTACCAAGGTTTCGGCTATTGAGGTATTACCACCTCAGCCGACATTTGGTGTCACTGTAAAGGACGCGCACAGTCATGTGACCAACGGGCTTGTGACGCATAACACTGGCAGAGGGTCCGCCACCGCCCCCGCCTTCCAGTGCGTCACGGGCGAGACCGAGATACTGACGCCCCATGGGGTGAGGACAGCGGCGCAACTGATAGACCCGGTGATACCCGACGACGCCTACAACCCCTTCAAGGCTCACGAGGTCACGGTCTGGGGTGGCGAAGGCTGGGAGACCACCACCAACGTGTTCAAGTCGTGGCGCTCTGACCTGCTACGGATACGGACCAAGTGTGGCAATCAAATCACCTGCACCCCGGAACACCCCATCTGGCTTCATATTTTCCAAGGGAGCCAGAGTTTACAATGGGTGCAGGCCAAGGACATAGGGGAGGCGGACCGTATAGCCCTGCCCAAGCCGGTCACCCGCGCCGCGCCGCCGGAGGGCTACCCGTATGAAGCCTTTGAGGCTCTGGGGGTGATAGCGGCCCATGGCTACCTAGCGGCCACCGGCGACACCCTCTACATTGAGACCAAGCCCGAACACAGTGACACCATCATGCAAGCGGCGGCGAAGCTGGGCATCACAGCAAGCCGTGAGCGCGCCGTAGACGGGGCTTCCGTCCGAGACGTGGTGCGAGTGCAGATGGTGCCAGACATGCCCCCACGGGCCGTTCAGTGGCTTCTCTGGATACCTCACCCCTCGGTGCCCATCATCCCCTACGAATTGC